TCTGAATTTAATGTAGAATATATGAAAGAAGGGTTTGAAGAAAGTCAGATATATGAAACACCATATACTGATGAGAAGTTCCTAGTTGTACAAGGAAAAAGAAAGGAAGATGTTCAATATAAGTTTGACCAATTTATTATGGAAAATCCAACTGCAGATAAATCTGATATTTGGAAAAAAGTGAGTTCTGACATTGGTCTTTATATCACATGGGTAAAACCAGATGATGATAAAGTAATTGATATTGATTTTCCTAAAGGATGGAGTGCTGGTAATACAGCAATACATCTTGCTTGTCAACAAGGAGCAAAAGAAGTGTACATGGTTGGTTTTGACTCAAGTAGTTATAATGAGAATATAAATAATGTGTACAAGGGAAGTAAAAATTACTTGCCTAAAGAAAGTAGAGGATTTAATCCAATCAACTGGAATAATCAACTAAAAACAATTTTTAATGAATATAGTGATGTTAGTTTTTACTGGTTAATGAAAGAAGATTTACAATATGATGGTTTGTTTGAGCAAGATTCGTTCTCTAATTTAAGATATTTAACATACGAAAACATACGATAACATAAGGAGAAAAAAATATGTCTTTAGATGGACTAAAACGCAACAACTCGCTTGATAAACTGCTTAATGCAGCAAAGGGTGAGTCAACTAAGCAGGAAAAGAAATCATATGTTGATGAAAGACTCTGGAAACCTGAACTAGATGCATCTGGTAATGGTTATGCAGTCCTTCGTTTACTACCTGCTCCAAAAGATGAAACACTCCCATGGGCAAAAATCTGGAACCATGCGTTCCAAGGTCCAACTGGTCAGTGGTACATCGAAAATTCTCTTACAACAATCAGTCAAAATGACCCAGTGTCAGAGTATAACACACAATTGTGGAACTCTGGTCTTGAGTCTGATAAAGAGATTGCTCGTAAGCAGAAAAGGAAACTACAATATTATTCAAATGTTTATATTGTAAGCGATCCTAAACATCCTGAGAACGAGGGTAAGGTAATGCTATTTCGTTATGGTAAGAAAATCTTTGACAAGATTACTGCTGCGATGCAACCTGAGTTTGAGGATGAATCTCCAATTAACCCATTTGACTTTTGGGAAGGTGCCAACTTTAAGTTGAAGATTCGCAAAGTTGATGGATATTGGAACTATGATAAGTCTGAGTTTGAAGGCAAGTCTGCTCTATTTGATAATGATGAAGAAATTAACAAAGTGTGGGAATCTCAATATTCCCTAGAAGAGTTTACAGCACCAACAAACTTTAAGTCTTATGATGAGTTGAAGACTCGTTTAGACGCAGTGCTTTCAGGTACAACCAAAGTGGGTAAAGTTACTGACGATCTTGAAGATCGTCCAGTTGCACCACCTAAAGTTGACACTACACCTTCACCTGCTCCAGCAATGGAAACTAAGTCAGTTGAAGCACCTGTAGTTGCGGAAGATGACGATACTATGGCATACTTTGAAAAACTAGCAAACTAAGACTAGTCTAAAACTTGTAGTTAAGGGATGCCCACTTCGGTGGGCATTTTTTATTGAGGATTAGTAGACAGTCCGTCTATAAATTCGTTTGATATTATACTTTTGCCAACTCTTATATTTTCTGTGGTTTTGTTATTTGATGTATTATTATCTATTTTAACTATGTTGTTATAGTTTGATTTTGCTTGGTCAATTCTATCTTTAAATAATTGATTACTACTACTGCCACCTCGACCTTTATTTAGATCGTCTATTTTTTTATCTGAATTTTTAGCAATCACTTCACCTTTCTTTAGATCGTCTATTTGTTTATCTGAATTTTTAGCAATCACTTCACCAAGTTTTTTACCACCAAATGAACCTGCGAAATATCCTATTGTACCACCAACTATTCCACCAATCGCTGTTCCTATTACAGGAATTACTGAACCTATGGCAGCACCAGCAGCAGCACCTGCTAAAGTACCAGTTGTTCCACCAGCAGTTTCACCAACAGCAACTGTTTTTTGGTCTTTTGTTAGAGTATCGTCAGCAAGAGTAGTGGCAATATCTGTCACTCCTATAATCGCAGCAAGTGGAGCAAATCTTTTAGCAGTACCTTTCATTATTGCCTTGCCTTTTCCAAATTTACTATCTTTTGGTATTGCTGTTGACCCACCTTGCTTTCCTGAAAGTGGTACAGTCTTCATAGCAGTGCCTTGTTTATTCACACCTGTGAGACCTCTACCAATCATTCCACTTCGTAAGGATGCAAATAATCCAGCAACACCAGCAGTTAGTGCAGCGATTACTAACTTCGCAGCAAATAATACACCAATTGCTGTAACTATTGCTCTGGTAACTCTTTCTGTAAAAGTACCTTCACTAAAGTAATCTATGGTTGCGTCCATTCCACCTTTCAATTTTTCGAATGCTGTTGTTAATCCTGGAATTATTCTTTCTTTTAATTGTTTAAAATAATCACTTCTTAAAAATGCTAACAGTGCTCCAAGTGCAACGACTGTCAAAGCAGTAAAAAACAAACCTTTACCTAAACCTGCCAGTGTTTTTCCAAAACTTTTAAATGATTCTCCTGTATTTTTCATAAACTTACTAAGGAAACCTTCTTGTTTCTTATCACTATCTTTATTATCTTCGTTCCCTTTGAATATTGCATTTTTGATAGCACCAACAGATTTTGCGAACTTTCCTTGACCTGCTCTACCATCTTTTTCTTTGCGAAGTTTTGCCATTTCTCCTTTCATAAAACCAACACGCATACGATCTACATCACCTTCTCTCAGTTTAGCACCAGTTCCACTCATACCAGACATACTTGCTATCTTTTCAAATAATGATAGACTTTGTACTTGATACTGCTCATCTTTTTTATTTTGTTCACTTACAAGTTTATGAAGTGGTTCTGCCTTACTACCAAGCATATCATCAGTTTTAGTTATTCCTTGTTCTTCTTGGAATTTTTCTGTTTTACTTTGAAGTAATCTAGCATTAAATATTTCTGCAAGGTTTGATAGGTTATCTTCAAGTAATGATGTATCTGTTGCTGCAGCAATTCTATCTAACTTTTCATTTGCTTTTTTTTGTTGGTCTAATAATGCTTTACCTGCACCAGACCTAGCATCTAGAGGGTTTCTCTGTTTACTAAGTATGTCACTAGTTCTTTTTTGCTCTACTAGTAATTTTGAAAAATCTTCCATCTACTTGCCCTTTTTACTTGAACCTGTATACAACCCAAACCATGCTGCACCTGCACCAACAACAACACTAATTAAACCTGATTGTTCCATAGTAGGTGCGTCTAATCCCATATACCATATGACAGTCTTGTATACTAATACTATGTACACAGTTAAGAATGCTCGAGGAAATATTCTCCATGCGTCCACTGCTCTTGCTAGATGTATCCATTTAGCATATGGATTGACACCAAGATCTTTTATAGAAGTGTCAACTTCTAATTCTACACTTACTTTTTTCTTGACATCTGCTACTTTTGGTTCAACCTTTACTTCTTCCTCAGACATTTTTATTTTCCTGTTGTTTTATTCTTTCGTTCTCTTTCTTGATGAAATCATCAAGCAAACCGACATATATTTCCCTTTCCCATGGTATCATATTTTCTAGTTCGGTTAAACTATATTTATGATGTTGCATCATTGCAAAGTTAGTTTTATAATAATTATACAAATTATCATGTGAAAGGACTATGCTAAAAAACTTTCTAGTCCTTCAATAAGAACCTCGCCTTTAACTTTAGTCTTTGGATTTACAACTTCAACCATATGTCTTAGTTTAGGCATAGTTTCAAAAAAGTCTGTAACTTTTTTAAATTGGTCTACTGTAAATCCTTCAATAAATTCTTCAATATCTTTGTCTGTAATATCTATTCTATTATAAACAGTTTCATTATGATGAATTTCATGAACACAACTTTTTAAAATATCAAACACATCATCAGTAGAACCCTTAAAAGTTTTTGCATTCGCAATAGTTGGGTACTTCATTATCATCTTAATTGTGTCGCTAATCTCAATAATGTTAGTATGTGCATCTTCTACTTGTACTTCAACTTCATCTAGTTTGATTGAAGTATCTGCATATGTTTCATTGTCATCTGGACATTTAACTTTAAGATCTATAGTCTCACCAACTGACTTGGATCTTATTTGAATAAACGCATATTCAACATCAAATATTGGTGCATTCTCAACATCTAAATCACCAAAGGTGCAAGATGTTATTATATTTTTCATCGCATTATATATTTCGTTTTCATTTTTACTTTCTTCTGCCATCATCAAAATCTTTTGTTCCTTAACTAGAAATGGTCTATACTTCAGACTTTTTCCAGTTGATGGTAATTCAAGATTATAGACTGGCGTGTCTAACTTTGGTAGTGCCATAATTTACATCCTCTAAAATTATAAAATTACAATCTTCTCAGCACTTTCGGTATCTTGCTGAGCAACTTTCTTTCTACTGTGTTTCCAATCAAGTCAAAAACTCCTTCTAAAATTCTATTTGGTATCTGACTTTGTCCTTCAAGTGGTTCCCAGTAACGATATGAAAAAGTAATTGGCAATGTTGATACAGAATTGTTTGTTCCCATATCAAGTGCCATTTCTCCAATCACCTTTGGAAATGCTTCGATTAGTTTGATACCATATTTCCTTCTGTTTTGTTCATCTAATTGATAAATGTCAACTGAACCCACATAGTCATCATAATAACCAACACTCCAACTAGCAGGATTAAATGTCAATCCCTGCCATGCTTCAAAATATTTTTTCTCTTTCATATCACTTCTCAACATAGTAAAGTTTGCTGTTATGTCACCAAACTCTAAACCATTTACAACCTCTCTAACTGGTCCATAAATGTTTGTATCTTGTGATACTTGTAATGTCTTTGCTGGCAATGCTATAGAAGTACATTTAATAGCAACACTTCTAAGTGTTCCATCTTTAACTAAGTCGCCCAATAATGTGGCACTTAAATTATCATAAGAAGATGGATTTCTTGTTCCACTGCTACTTGTTGGTGGATTTACTACTACCTCAAAACGATTGGGTCTAGCAACACCAGTATCATCACGAACCAAACCAAGTAGTTCGTTGATAAGACCAAACGCAACTCCCTCTAATTCTCTACCTACTTTTGCCATTAAATCATACTCCTAGAATCTGCATAAACTTTTCTATCTGATGCCTTTTTAAATTGTTGAACTGGTAATAATGATGCAACTAAAAACTCATCAGCAGGTATCCTTCTAAAATCAGACCTAAGATTATTTGTTAAATATCTTTTTAGTGTAGGTTTGATTAAAGGCACTCTTTTTAAACCTGAATAATCTACTTTAAGTCTAGTCCTTTCATTTATATCACCACCAGCATAATCCATCATTCTATCTAGTAACTTTACTCTCAATGGTATCGATAGATAATGAAAGTTTAATCCTAAAAATCCATTGTTATATTCTTCTATTGGTAACACTAAAGGGAATGTATCATAGTATGGTAATTTCCCTTTTGTTTTTGGGTCATAGAAAAACATGTTAAGAACTCCAACAGTTGGTCTTTTAGTTCTTTTGCCCTCACGAACTAACTGTGCTGATGAAGGTAATGTAAATTCTCTAATCTTATCACGATACCAGTCAACAGAACGAGGTTTACCACCTGCTTGTCTGTATACTTCTTTTATAAAGTTTTTATTTGCCATGCACTATTTATACTGTGGTTTCAGATGTTCTTCGGTTAATATCTTAAATTCGATGCCTCTATCTTTACAAAACTCAGTGGCATATTTCCATTTAGCACGATTAATACTATATGTTTCTACTGCTCGCATCCATTGTTTTGTTTTTCTCTTTTGAGGTTTTGGTGGGGAACACTGATGTTTTGGTTTGACTTCAATGATATATTTTACCTTTTTACCATTTTTATCTTTAACTTTGACGGAGAAGTCAGGAAAGTAACGATGAACTCTATTATCTATAGGAGAGAGATATGGAATAAAGAACTCTTCAGATCCCCACTCTAATATAGAAGGATTGTTATCACAATACTTCATAAACTTTAATTCCCATGAACTTCGATACACAACATTGGTAGCATCACCTTGATATTTGTTCAAGTTTCTTGGTTTATATTTGCCTTTATATGTCATAATGTATTATAAATACTTGTAAAT